ATAGAAGCTGGTGCAGATGTAAATGCTAAAAATAAAAATAAAGAAACAGCTTTAATGTGGGCTTCTGTAAATGGTTATAAAGAAGTAGTTAAATTATTGATAGAAGCTGGAGCAGATGTAAATGCTAAAGATAATTTTGGAAATACAGCCTTATCATTAGCTACAGATAATGATAATAAAGAATTAGTTAGTTTATTAAAAAAATATGGAACTAAAGAATAAAAGATGAGTGTAAAGATTATATGGAATACAGATATTGTTAATGAAACTTTATTAAAAATGCGTCAGGGAGCTGATGTTCCTATGGAATGTTTTTTTGATAGAAATCCTGAACTTAAAGCTCCTAATATTTTATTTCAACTTACATTAGAAGAAGAACAAGAATTTATTAAATGCTCTTCAGATATTGTTTATTTCGTTCAAAAATATTGTAGGTTTTTAACAGATAAAGGTAGAACAACTGTACCATTAAGAAAATTTCAAGAAGAAATATTATCAACTATTGGTGAAGAATTTTGGCTTAATGAAATTGAAGATGTTGCTCCAAAAGTAAGAAATTTTATTTTAATGTCGGCTCGGCAATCGGGTAAATGCCTATTTAACCCATCAGGGGTTATAAAAAATACTATAACAGGTCAAATATACAAAATTAATTTAAATGATCTATATATATTGGTTTCTAAACATTTAAATAAAAATCTTAAGCAAAAAATAATATATAAAGTTAAAAAAACGTTATATAAATTGTATCAATATTTGTCATAAAGATATGAATATATAATTAAATGTATATTATTATTTGTAGTTATGAAAAATAAAATTAAAGTTAAAAATTGTAAAATTTGTGGTAAAAAGTTTGAAGCAAGACCTCCTCAGAATAAATTTTGTTGTAAAGAATGTAAAGAAGTTAACAATAAAAATATTAAACTTGATTATAAGCATAAGATAAGAGAATTAAAAAATGTAGGAAAAGAAGGGTATAATTATGTTATATGTAAAATATGTGGGGAAAGAATGAATAGAATATATGGCAAGCATTTAAAAGAGGTTCATAATATAACTTCTATAGAATATAAAGAAATGTTTCCTAATACAAAATTACATACTGATATTGATAATTATAATATTTCCAAGAATTCAGGAAAATTTATGAAACAAAATAAATATAGGAAATGGGCGTCAGATAGGTTAAAGGGCGAAAATAATCCAAATCATAAATCTAAAACAACAGAGCAGCAACGTAAAGAAATATCACCGTTTAGTAAAGAATTTTATAAAAAGAGAGATTTAACAGAAGAAGATAGAAAAGAATTTATAAAAAGAGCAACTTTAAAAAAATGTATTAAATTTTTAAATGAAAAAAATACTTAAATATATTATTTTATTTTTAATCCAATTATTAGAAAAATGGGAATATAATAATTTATTATTAGATGAAAATAATATATCTAAAAAAATAATAAATTCTATATTTTTAGAAAATTTAGAGATTGAAACTGATAATGGTTTTAAACCTATAAAACAAATTCATAAAACACAGCCATATAGTATATGGCGAATTGAATTAGAAAATAAAATGTATATTGAAGGAGCTGATAATCATATTATATTTGATAATCAGTTTAATGAAATTTTTATAAAAGATTTAAATATAGGATATTATATACAGACAATAAAAGGACCATCTAAAGTTATAAAAATTGAAAAACTTCCATTTAAAGTTTCAATGTATGATGTTACTGTTGACAGTAATGAACATCGATTTTATTCAAATGGAATTCTTTCTCATAATACAACTACAATAGCAGCTTATTTTTCCTGGTATCTTTGTTTTCATACAGATAGAAATTTAGCAATTTTAGCTAATAAATTTGCAACAACAACTGAAATTGTTAATAAAGTAATGGATGTATTTAAAGGGTTGCCATTTTTTTTAAAGCCAGGTATTGTAAGTGCTGGCGCAACAGGTATGAGATTAGATACTGGCTGTATGCTTACTTCACAAGCAACAACAAAGACCGCTGTATTAGGTTTTGCGATCCATGTGTTATATATTGACGAGTTTGCCCATATTCAACAGAACATAGCCAGAGAGTTCTGGAGGTCAGTTTATCCTACTTTATCTTCATCTAAAGTTTCACAATGTATTGTTTCATCTACACCATATGGACAAGATAATTTATTTTTTGAATTATGGGATAAATCAGTAAAAGGGCAAAATTCTTTTGTAAATAAGAGAGTTGATTATTGGGAAATACCAGATCATGATGATGAATGGGCAGAAAAACTAAAAAGAGATTTTGGAGAAGACGAATTTGCTCAGGAGTTTGAATTAAAATTTGATATAAAAACAAATAGTTTATTACAGGGAAGTGATTTATCATTTATGAAAAGACTTACAAAAATTTTTAAATATAATAATGTTGAATTAAATAAAACTAATATAGATTCAGAATTATATGAAAGATTACAATGGAGATATGATTTTGACCCAAATAAAGATATAGATTTAAAAAATGAACGATATGTTATATCTATAGATATAGCAGAAGGAAAAGATATAGATGAAAAAAAGGATAATGATTATAATGTTGCATCAATAAATAAAGTTAAATTGAAAAGTTTATCTAAATTAAGAAAATTAAGAAAAGATCAATATAATATAGAAAATTTATTTAGAATAGAACAAATAGGTTTATTTAGAGATAATATTAATGATGAAAACATTTTAGCAAAAGTTGTAAAAGCCATTGTATTTGACCAATTGCATGAAGATATAGTTAAATTAGTTGTAGAAATGAATTTTAATGGAAAATCATTTTTAAAAGAATTTTCATCTCATGATAAATTTTATGAAGATATAGTAATGCATTCATATCACACAGCTCCTGTTTTAGGAGAAAAACCCCCTAAAAAGAAATCTGGGTTTAAAACAAGTTCTGATAAAGGATATTTTTGTAAATTAGGTAAAAAATTAATTGAAGATAAAACTATAATACCTACCGAAGAAGAAACTTATCATGAATTTGGGTCTTTTGGAAAAGATAAAAAAGGAAAATGGAGAGGAATTGCACGTCATGATGATACGGTAATGGCTGAATTAAATTTATCAAGATTATATAAAGAGCAAGAATATGCTGATTGGCTTTATGATTTTTTAGAAAAAATGGATGATTCTGTAGAAAAAAGATATGCATTAGAAATATTAAAAGAGCCTTATGATGAAAATGAAATAAGTGATGAAATGTTTAAAGCATTACATGAAGAAAAATCTTTAAATAGTATTAATGAAATATTTAATCAAAGTTATAAAAAACTAAATAATTATAAGTTAGTAAATCCATTTGCTATAAAAAAATAATTTTGCCTTTTAAAATTATGATATATAATAAAAATACTAGATATAAAGAAATTTATTACTAATGTATTTAAATAAATATAAAAAATAATAAAAGTAAACATGGCTAAATTAGCGTTAGATTTATCTCAATTTAAGAGTGCCGGAGTTTATACTATAGAAGTTGATCAATCTGAAAGAATTACTGTAACAACACAATCATTAAGATTAGTTCCAGGATTTTCAAAAATAGGACCTTTTAATACTCCTGTTTTTATAAGATCAACTAGAGATCGTCAAAGATTTTATGGAGATATAGACCTTAAACTTGAAAGAAAAGGATCATTCTTTCATAGATCAATAGATACATGTCTATTGTCATCTCCTATATTTGCTTTAAATTTATTAAATGTTGATACAGATCCTAATTTAGGTTCTAATGCAGATAAATGTGATGCAATAGGTTTATCTATAGATACAAGTATTGCAAATAAAGCAGTTGTATCTGATCTTTTTATTAATTTTTTTAATAGAGAAAGATTTTGGAAATCAGATTCTGAATATTTACAAGGTGTTATTACTAATAGATATGGTTACGGAGATACTGATAGTGCCCCATTATTTCAAATAGCTAATGTTGGAACAAAAACTTTATCTTTTATAATTAGAAAAGCAAATAATATTCAAGGATATAGTGTTTTTGCAAAAGATTGGTATGGTTCTGAAAATAATATACCATTTGAATGGATACGTCCTTATGATTTAATGAAAGATTATTTTGTTCAAATATATGCTATAGAAGGAGATTGGACAAATTATCTTAAATTAGCAACAGATCCTGTTTATTCTGCATATTTTAGATATGATTCATCAATAGGTGTTCAAGGTATTTTACCTAGTACTTTTATTGATTTCTTAAATCTTCCTCAAATTAATTTAATTGGTTCGTGGGTTGGTACAATCATACCTGATTTCAGAGATCAAACAGGAGCAAATCAATATATTGAAGATATTGTTAATGCTTCTACGCCATTAACTGGTATTCTTTTAAATATAAATCATCAAGTTCTTGACCAACTTATATGGGATGAAGTTTCAGGCCAATGGGAATTAGGAGATGGTAGTGCTACTCAAGCAGCAGCATGGTTAGTTGATATGGTTGGCCATAATTTAGTTGATTATGGAAATGACCCATCTAATAATATTTCAAAAACATTCTTATCTTATTCTATAGATGTTTCTAGTTATGTAATGCATAATTCATTAGATATTACAATGGTTGGTTCAACAGGAAAAGAATTTTATATAGATAATGTATCTGATTCTCAATATATTACTGTTGGAACATTGATTAAAAAAGATAATGATAGTGGAAATACCCCTTCAGGAGTTACTTATGTTACAGCTAAAATTTATGATAATAGTACATATTTATTAGAAACAGCAGAGCCTATATTTAATTATACAAGTGGTGCAAATGCAGTATTAACTCAAAAAACAATTGATGATGCTTCTATAGCAACTGTTTATAAATTTATTGCATTAGATGGTTTAAGTTTAACAAGTAATCATTTACCTGGTTATACAACAACAGGACAACCTAATCTTGAAGAAGGATTAGAAAAAGTTTATGTAATGTTAGATGATCCAGGAATTTTAAGAGGATTATTAAATCCAGATATGATAAATTATCGTTATGTTGTTGATACAATGGCTAATGGTTTAAGAGCTGAATTAGGAGGAAAAGTTTATTTATCAAGATTAGCTAAAAAAAGAGGAAAAACAACTGCTATAATTTCTGCTCCATCAATGGCACAATTAGCGGCTTCACAAAATCCATATTTTTCAGATACATTTATTCCTGGCGTAGATCCTAAACCTATTTTTAATACTAGATGGATTGCTGAAGGCGGAAATCCTGATATGCCTAGAACATTTAGATTTTCATTGCCAACAGAAGATAATGGAGCTAGATATGCAGGTGTTTTTGGACCATTTTTAAGATATACAGATGGTGATAAAGTTATTTATGTACCGCCTGCTGCTGATGTTTCAAATACATATGTTAGAAAATTTTTAGGTGGAGACCCTTATTCAATTGTAGCAAATCAAAATGGTATCATTTCTAATGCTAATGTTGGTGGTGTTGAATATAATATTGACCAAACAGATAGAGATTATCTAGAGCCATTTGGATATAACTCTATTATTGAAAGACCTACAACTGCACAAATTCTTATTTATGCAAACAGAACATCATTTCAAAGTGTTAAAAGTGATTATAATTATTTACATGTTAGAGAACTTCTTAATACAATTGAACTTCAAGTTGAAGAAGTTCTTAAGAATTTTGTATTAAGCCAATATAATAATCCTGTAACAAGACTTACTATAGTAAACTCAATTACACCTATATTACAAGCTGTACAAGACGCAGGTGCATTATTTGATTATGAAATTATAATGGATGAAAGCAATAATACATCAGATATTATAAGTGAAGGATTTGCTATAATAGATATAGGAGTTTGGATTAATAAAGGAATGGAAAAAATTATAAATAGAATAACTGTTAATAAATTAGGAGTTACAAGCTCAGGCGGATTTACAACAGTTTAATAAAAAATAAATTAAATGAAAGCTAAATTAGTTAAAGAAAGTTTATTAGATATGTATAAATACCAACACATAAAAGATAATATATAGAGAAGAAAATGATGGAAATGATGTAATTATTATAGATAAAGATAATAGAAGAAATGTTTTTGGAGATAAATATTTTATATATGTAAGATTTGATGATGGATTTGAAGATAAAATAAGAGTTTCTTCAGAAAAATTTAAATTATATAAAATAGGAAAAACTATAACAGTAAATTATTAATATGAAAAAGAAAAAATATTTTTATATATACAAAACAAAAAATTTAATAACAGGTAAAGAATATATAGGACAGCATATTTCTGAAAATAAAAATGATAATTATTATGGGTCAGGCGTTCTTTTACATAAATGTATTAATAAATACAAAAAAGAAAATTTTGAAAAACAAATAATAGAATATTGTAATAATTCAGAAGAACTTAATGAAAAAGAAATTTTTTATATAAATAAATTTAATACATTATATCCAAATGGATATAATTTAACAAAAGGAGGAGACGGGTCTTTTGGCAAAATTATGAGTGAACAAACAAAGAATAAAATTAGTAATTCTTTAAAAGGATTTAAGTTATCTGAAGAAACAAGAGAAAAATTAAGCAAAGCAAGAAAAGGAAAAAAATTTTCAGAAGAACACAAAAGAAAAATAAGTGAGGCTCTTAAAAATAAGAAAAGACCATATATGATTGGTAAAAAACATAGTGAAGAAACAAAATTAAAAATCAGCAATTCACATAAAGGAAAAATATTTACACAAGAACATAAAAGAAATTTAAGTAAAGGAAGTAAAGGTAAAATCTTATCTGAAGAACACAAAAGAAAAATAAGTGAATCTTTACATAAAAATTATGATAAAATAAAAAATTAAAAATGGCAGAATTTGCAAAAAGTCAAGGATCATTTGGTTTACCTCATTGGAAAAATTCAAGAGCTGCACAAGAGTTATGGGAACCGATATATTTGAACATTTTCACAGTACAATTATCTTTGCCTGTTGGTGTTGGTTCTTCTGAAGAAAATACCAATTTGTTATTAGAAAATGTTACAAATATAACTGGATTAGTTTCTCATTCATTCCCAACATCACCAGCTGCACAACAATATAAATGGGCAACTAGAAGATTTGCTGGTGCTAAGCCAGATCAAACAACAATGGATGTTGGCCTTAGTTTTGAAGTAAATACTGATAGAACACCAAGTGCATATGTTCTTAAAACTTTACGTAAATGGTGTGATTTAGTTTATGATCCGTTAACAGGTAGAACAGGAATTAAAGCTGATTATGTTGCACCTTGGATGTTAATTACAATTTATGATAGAGCTGCAAATCCTTTTTGGCAATGGAAATTATATAATGTATTTCCTATTTCTCAATTACCTGCTCCTGAATTAGGATACTTAAATGAAGAATTATATAAAATAGAAAACTTCTTAATCGCATGCGACACATGGGATGAAAGCATAGTTTAAATTCATAAATAATTTAAAATAAAAGCCCATAAAAATTTTTATAGGCTTTTATTTTTTAAATAACAAAAGATCATTTATTCCTAACTCTAATTTAATACGGTTTTTTAAATTATAATTATTATTTATTATTTTTTTAGCACTTACTTTTTTATAATTTTCAATATTTAAATTTGGATTATATTCTTTTAATAAAAATTTAATTATATCCCAATTATTTACTATGAGTGCTATTAATATAGGAGTTTCTTTAAATACATTTGTATAATTAATATTAGCACCGTTTTCTAATAATATTTTAATTATACATAAATTTTCTTTTCTTATAAAATGTAATAAAGTTTCATTAATTTTTTCTTTAGATAAATTTTTTAAATTATTTGAAATTTCTTCATATTTTTTAGGTTTAAAAATATTATGATCTGAATTCATCTAATTTTATTTTAAACAAAAATACAAAAAAATTTAGAAACTAAGTTATTTTTTTAACATATAATGATATATAAAAAAATAATAATATATATGGATCCTAAACAAATAAATGAAAATAAATTAAAAGAATATGCTGATGATATAGAAAATGATAAAAATTCTATAGGCTCTCAAATTCAAGATACATCTAATATAAAAAAGCCATGGGAAAAATCTGAAGAACATATTCAACTATCTAATCAATTAGGTTGGCAACAATTACCTATTAAAGATTTACCAACACAGGGATTATTTTATCCAGAAGGTACTGAAATAACAATTAGATCAGCAATAGGTAGTGAAATAAGGCATTGGTCTACATTAAATGAAAATGACCTATCTATATTAGATGATATGCTTAATTATGTTCTTGAAAGATGTTGTAAAGTTAAATATTCAAATAAAATAGCAACATGGAGAGATCTTAAAGAAGTTGATAGATTCTATCTAATATTAGCTATAAGAGAATTAACATTTATAAATGGAGAAAATAAATTACAAGTAAAAACTTCAGAAACATCTAAAATAGATGTGACAAAAGATATGGTACAATATATTTCTTTTGACGAAAGATTAATGAAATATTATGATCCAATTGAACGATTATTTATACTTAAATTTAAAAGTGGCAAAATATTAAAAGTTACTATACCTTCTGTTGGTGTAACTAACTGGCTTAAAAATTATATTAATCGTAAACACCAAAATAATCAAGTTATTGACGAAGATTTTATTAATTTTGCACCATTTGTTATCATAGATCATAGAGGATTAACAGATACAACATATGAACATCTTATTATAGAATCACATAATTGGTCAACTGCAGAAATTTCTGTTTTAAATGAAATAAAAAATATATTTATTGAAACTGTTGAACCTGTTGTTAAATATAGAGATGAAGAAGGAGGAGAGCGGGAAGTACCGCTAAGCTTTCAAGGAGGGATTAAATCTATTTTCCTTATTTCAGATCCATTTGGAGAATTGGTTTAAAATAGAATTTATATGTACATATAAATTACATATTAGCCCATTAGAACTTAGAGAATTAGAATTTTATGAAATAGAATATCTTCTTAAAAATTTTGAAGAATATATTGATGAAGAAGAAAAACAATATAAAAAACAAGAAAAAGAATATCAAAAGCAATCAGTTTCTTCAAATAATAATAAATCTTTAGGTAAACAAAGTTATAATGGGTTTAAAACTCCAAAAATAGATATACCAAAAATAAATATTCCAAAAATAAAAATGTAAAAGTGCTAATTTAGCACTTTTCTTATTTTATAAGATATATAAATAAAAGTAATTTAATGTATGGCAAAAACTGCTAATGATCTATTATTAG